TACAAGAAAACAATTTAAACCAAAGAGAATTAGCTAAAAAATGCCAGGTTACCGAAGTAACCATTTCCAGATATATACATGGAGATAGATTTCCAACATCAGAAATATTATCAAAAATGTCTGATGCTTTAAATGTGTCATCAGATTATTTATTAGGGAAAACTGACATAAAAAATAATACTAAAGAGGGGGTGACAGATATGGAAAAAGAAATACTTGACTCTGCAAGGGTTAACCCTAAACTTGCAATTAGATTATGCAGAGCTAAGTATATATCTCCTGAAACACTAGCTTTAATTGATAAAGTATTAGATGCAGAAGCAGAGAAGTTTGTGAGGAATAGGGAGGAAAAACGGAAAAATGCAAATAAGCCAAGAGAGATATGAGGTTATTAAACATAAAGTATCGGAATTACACAATAAAATATACATTAAAAATTACTCTATAAATGCAGAGTCTATTTTAAAAAAATATTTTTCAGATAACTGTTTTATAACACGGATTCCCTATAATGATAATGACGATGCGGATGTTGTTATGAATTATTATCCTGATAACGATATATACGGTTTATCAATTAATGAATTAAGAGATAAGCCGTATTGGTCTAAAAGACTCAACTTATCGTTTTCACATGAAATTGGGCATATAGAATTATTACATAAAGATTTAGTTAATACATACGACATTGATATTGAAGATGAAGCATATGAGTTTGGAAGGCAGTTTTTAATTCCAGAAGATGAACTGTTTAAAACACCGTTAAATATTGATATTATATCAAATAAATTTAATGTGTCTCATAACGCTGTTAAAATCAGGTTAGAAGTATTGGAAAAAGATTGCAAATTCTATTGTAGACCAGAATGTGAATATTTTATGAAAAAGACTCCATTATTTAAGAAATATAAAGGTCTTGAAGCGTGGAAACAAGCAGCTCCTATAT